TATATTGGTTACAAACCAAATGGATTTATAAAAGATCATATACATAATTATCATATGTATGTATATCCAAGCATATTTGAAGAAACGTTTTGTATATCTTTATTAGAAGCTATGGCTGCAGGGTTGTATTGTATTACAACTAACTATGGAGCTTTATATGAAACAGGTGCAGAGTTTCCAATGTATATACCTTATGAAAAAAATTATAGAACGCTAGCTCAAAAATTTGCTTACGGCATAGAAGCTGCTGCTGAAAGTTTACATAAAACAGAAATACATAATCATTTAGAATGTCAATCTGCATATGCACAAGCATACTATGGTTGGAATAAAATAGGCACATCTTGGAAAAGATTTTTGGAAGGAGCGGTAAATGCAAAAAAGTAGTAAAGCGCAAGGCGCGAACAATGAACCCATCTGGTTTAATAAGCCATCTACGAACGGGGATACCGAAGTTACCACGATCCATATTGGCACGAAGTCTCCGTACAAAATAATGGTATGCACACCTGTGCATAGCGATGTATCTATGCATTACTGTCAAGCTGTTTTAAACTTTCAACAGGAATGTATGAAAAGAAAAATACTTGTTAGTTTTACTTTGATGAAATCCTCTTTAGTTACACAAGGTAGAAACTTGTGTGTAGCCGAAATGTTAAATCATGCAGATGGTTACACACATTTATTATTTATAGACTCTGATATAGACTTTCAACCAAAGACTATCTTTACTATGCTAGAAAAAGATAAAGATGTAATTGGCTGTCCTTATCCCATGAAATCATTTGATTGGGATAAAACGTGGAGACGAATGACAACAAAACACAGAGCTATAAACGATAAGGACGATCTATCAAAAGCTGGTTATACTTTTCCTTTAAAAGTAGAAGACCCACAAAAAATACAAGTAGAGGATGGGGTAGCAGAAGTAACTCACGCTCCTACAGGCTGTATGTTAATTAAAAGAGAAGTTATAGAAAAAATGATGAAACAATACCCTGATCTCGAGATATATCAACCAACCATAATCAATGGTAATACCGAGAAAAAAGACAATATGTACAATCTTTTTGACACTTTACACGACCCTAAAACTAAAAGATATTTTGGTGAAGACTTTGGTTTCTGTCAAAGATGGTCCGATATGGGCGGCAAAATACATGTATATTTAAAAGATTATATTACACACGTTGGTGAGTATTCTTATTGTGGTAGATTTTGGGACGACTTATATCAAGGAAGTCAACCGCTCAAAGGTGTTGACGATAGCAAAAAAATCAAATAAAGTGTGATATTTCAGGATTAGTACGCCTGCCTTTCAACTATAAATAAGATACAATTATGGCAATAATAGACACTATACAAGCAAAAGAATTCACAGCAGGTGCACCAAACATAGTATTAAAAGGTGATCTAAGACCTAATCAAATGATGGCCTCAGCACCAGATCCCATGGACTCATTAAATGATTTGTCTCAAATGTTATTTAATAAAAACCTAGATCAACTCACTGATGATGAATATGATGCTTTACAAGAAGCAGCTAGAGATAGCTTAGCAGTAGGAGGCAGAGCACAATACGGTTTAGGTAGTATTGTAAAATCTATAGGTAAAGCTGTTAAAGGTGCTGTTAAAGGTGTATCTAAAGGTGTAAAACGTTTTGCTAAATCAGATTTAGGTAAAGCTGCTTTGTTAGGTGCAGGTATTTATGGACTAGGTGGTGGCTTTGGTGGTGGTTTTAAATTTGGCAATTTACCAGGTGCTAGTTTATTTTCTGGAATGAGTGCTAAAGGCAAAGGCACATTAGCTTCATTTGCAATAGGATCATTAGGATCAGCTGTATTATCAGCAGCAGAAGCAGGTGGATTAGATACAAGCGATCCAAACGCTGAAGTAGATTTAGAATCATTAACTGGTTATTTAACTAAAGGATATAAAAACTTAAATCCTAATGCTACAGACGAAGAAGTATTTCAGTTTGTACAAGAGAACACAGCAGAATATAGAGCTACAGGTGGACGTATAGGTTATGCTATGGGTACTGATGAAAAAGTAACTATGGCAGCAGGCATCGAGGGCCTACCAGTAAGACAGAATAAAGCTGGTGTAAAAGAGCTAGATCTAAGAGAAACAGGTGGATTTATTCAACCTGTTGGTATAAAAGAAAAAGCTGACGACATCCCTGCGATGTTATCAAATAACGAATTTGTATTCACTGCAGACGCTGTAAGAGCAGCGGGTGGTGGAGACGTTGATAAAGGTGCTCAACTTATGTATGACACCATGAAAAAATTAGAGAGTAAGGTGGTATAATGGCAACA